GCACCACTTGGTGGCAATTTGCTGATAGGGCGCGGTTTAGTACCCTCTTTTATGAGCGTGGGAAAGATCGCGAGGCTACAAGGAGGAAATTATTACCCGCTATGAAAGCACCACAAGAGAATACCACCGCGGTTCGCCGCCGGCCTGGTATCCAGGCTGGGACAGCTGCGGCACTGCAACAGCACAACGTTTTACAGGATATACGTACCGTATCGGTTGCAGACGACACTGAAAAATGTGATTAGACAACAATCCCGAAAGGAGCAAAGAAGATGGAACACAGTTATATCTACGGCACCGTCCGCGTGAACGGAGAGCTTCAGGAGAACCTGAAGACCAAAGGCCCGACGCATACCGACCTCACGGGCTACATCAGCAGCGTTGCGGAATACTCCGACAGCGTTGTGACCGACCGCTGCCGCATCCTCAAAAAGTACCGTAGCGACGAGGACAGCGAGGGCAACTGCTACGACTGGTACGTCATCGACAAGCACTACCGCTACGTGGACAAGACCAAGCCGCTGAAGGCGGAGGGCGCACAGGCAAGAGCCGACATCGACTTCATCGCTATGGAAACGGGGGTAGAACTCTGATGGAACACTCCAAGAACTTTGAAAAGGTGAAGAACTATTACAACAACGGACTTTGGAGCGAGGAGCGCGTCAGAGCCGCCGTCGGGAAATGGATCACTGAGGAAGAATATATCGAGATCGTCGGCGTGGCGTATGCGGAGGATGCAACATGAAAAAGTACATCGACATTTCGTTCTATCAGGCGACGCCGGACTTTGACAAGCTGAAAGCGCAGGTGGACGGCGTCAACGCGATCCGTGCCGCGTTTCCGGATGAGGACGCGGAATGATCGACACACATTTGCAGTTTAAGTCTCTGACTCCGTTCAAGCAGACGCCGACCTACCTTGTCCTGCACCATGAGGCGGGGCAAGGGACGGTGGAGCAGATACACAAGTACCACCTATCAAAAGGCTGGAGCGGCATTGCCTACCACGCTTATGTCCGCAGAGACGGCAGCGTTTACGCCGGAAGGCCGCTGGACAAGTGCGGCGGTCATTGCAGCGGGTACAACAACTGTTCCATCGGCATCTGCTTCGAGGGCAACTTCGAGACGGAGACGATGACGCAGAAGCAGATGACCGGCGGCGTCAAGGCCATCGGCGAGATTCTGGCGAAGTATCCGTCGCTGAAAATCGTCGGTCACAAAGAGCTTTGCGCGACGGCGTGCCCCGGCAAGAACTTCCCGCTGGACTATTTCAAAAGCTGTCAGGAGGACGACATGGCAACGAGATTCAAGACCATCAACGATGTTCCGCAGGCGCTGCGGAAGGAGACACAGCAGCTCATTGACGCCGGTGTTCTCAAGGGCAACGAGAACGGCCTTGATGTGACAGAGGATATGCTCCGCAGCATGATCATCATGAAGCGGTACATCGACAAGCAATGAACGAGCGGAAGCTATTTCGATTTTCAAAGGGCGTGACGGTGTTCTGCATCCTCGCAAACACGGCCATCACGGTCACGCTCTTTGTGCTGATGTTTCGCGGCACGGTTCTGGACGGAAGCGTGGTCATCGCCATATATGCGCCGTTTTCCATCGAGCTGGGATACAACGCAATGATTTCTTTAATCGAGAAGAAGGGGAAGAACGATGAGTGATATCATTTTATCTGTTATTGGCAGACTGCTTGGTGCTGCTGCTGTTATTGTGGCAGCTTATCTCACACCGAAGGTGAAGCTGTGGTTGGAGTGCAAGGCCGGCACCGAGGCGACAAACGGTATTATCCTGATGGTGCGGGAGCTGGTGAAGGCTGCCGATCAGCTTTACAAAACAGAAGATCCAACCGGCGAGATCCGCAACGCTTACGTCAAGGAGCAGCTCAAGGCGCTGGGTATCGAGATCACCAACGAGGTTGACGCGCACATTGAGGCCGCCGTCTTTGACCTGAAGTGAGGCGCGGATGGAAACACTGGGAACGATTGCAAAAGCAGCAGGATATATCGTCACGATCGCAGCGTTTTTTGCGATTCTGTGGAAGATTTACAGGAAGATATCCGCATTGACGGGCGGACAGAAAAGCCTGCTCAGAGGGCAGATTACCGGCCTTTATTACTCACACAACGACGATGCGGAGCCGGAGCTGCGGGAGTATGAGCGGCAGCTTTTGGACAGCGCTTACGAAGCGTATACGGCGCTGAACGGAAACAGTTATATCAAAGACATCTATGCAAAAATGAGAACATGGAAGGTCGTGACATAATGGGCTGCGGCAAGAAGAAAAAGTGAGACACCATGCGCCCCGTAATGGGGCGCAAATCTATTAAAAGGAGGACGGTATGCCCGGTACACTATCAAATGCGGACATCAACTTCCCCACGTTTGAGGGCAGCACGGAAAAGCAGCTCAAGGATGTGGAAAGCTACTTATATATGCTGCTGGAGAACCTGCGGTATTCTCTCGCCAATATCGGCACGGAGAACATGAACAGCGACGAGCTGGACAAGATCATCAAGATGAGCGCAAAGCAGATCGACCTGACCGGCTACGTCACGTTCAACGCGCTGGAAGAGGAAGGGCAGACGATCATCAACGGCTCGAACATCACGACCGGTACGATCAGCGCGGACAGACTGTATCTGACCGGTGCCATCGAATGGAGCGATCTGACTTCTGCCGCACAGCAGAGAGTGGACGCCGGCAAGGGCGACGACAACCCGAGCTATATTCACTCGACATATATCGGCGCGACGGAGATTCGTTCCCCGACAATCAAGGCGACGAACTTTTCTGTTTATCCGGCCAGCGGAGACACAGAGGGAAGCTACAATCTTTATACAAACGGACACAATTATCCGATGCTGACGATCAGCCACAGATGGTACGATTCTCCGACTGTCACGTTTTCAAGTCCGTCGTCAGCAAACGCGACATGGAATTTCCCGGAGACAAGGATTTACGGCGGAATTGTCCTTGAAGAGGGAAAAACATACGGTACGACAGCGCAGAGAGACGCCCTTTCTGCAAGTGACGGACAGATTTTCTTTGTCGTGTGAGGTGACTCATGGCAAATATCAGAGTAGAGAGCTATGCGGGCGGCCTTAATGTTGTCGTTTACAATCTTGATACCAGCTATGAAAACGACAGATACTTTGTCTGGCAGGCAAAATTAGGAAGCACAATGGTCGTTGACGAAACCACGACGGAAGATCCGTATATCTCTTCGACGAGCTTTTATATGGACGGACTGACGCCCGGACGGACATATTCCATTACGGTCGGCGTGTATACCACAAGCTGGAGCCAGCTTGCAGTATTCCGAAGCTCCGGTGTTCCGGACTACTATACGATTTCCGCAACGGTCATTTTCAACGCAAACGGCGGCAGCGTTTCTCCGTCCAGATACACCGGCTACGACGAATCGTCCACGGAATACGGGTATGTGGATATCGTGTTCCCGACGCCGACATGGCAGGGGCATCGATTCGATTACTGGCAGATCGTCGGACAGCAGACGCAGTTCCAGCCCGGTACGCACTCTATCTTCGGCTCGTACTACGGCGAGACGTGGACTGCAAAAGCGTACTGGTCGATCGCACCGACATCCAATGTCTATATCAACGACAACGGACAATGGAAAACGGCGACGGCGTATATCTACGACGGAGGATGGCAGGAGGCAGACGCAAATATATATGACGGAGGATGGCAATGAAAGAACGCATTGAAAAGCTCTATCGGCTCATCAGTATGCTGACTGTCAGCGGCGACAACGTGGATGTCATCGCGGCTGTGCGCCAGGAACTGAAATCCATCTACAAAGAACTGGAGGCGAACGATGAGACTACCGACACTTCCGTATAAAGGAAGCTACAATCAATCCATGCAGACGACCTTCGGCGGATATAACCACACGATCGGCGCGAAGGACGGCGAAATCTACGACATGACGAATCTTTCGTCAAACGACTATCCTGTTCTGACAACAAGAAAAAACCGCACAGAGGTCACGACAAGCGGCACTCCGCACGGTATGTACTCCCACGGACGTCTTTACGATGTTCGCGGGAGCGTTCTTTATAAGGACGGAAGCGCAATCACCGGCATCACGCTGACGGATACGGACAAACAGTTCACCTGCATCGGTTCTTTTGTCTGCGTCTGGCCTGACAAGAAGTGGACGCGGGAAATCTCTACCGGGAAGATCACGGTTACAGTGAGCGGCGCTGCGGCGACAACGTCGGACGTGGACTTCACGGAATTTTTCTCCGCAGGAGACGCCGTGTTGCTGGAGGGCACATCCAATGCGGCGCGGACGGTATCTACGGTTACAAGCACGGTTCTGACATTTACGGAGGATATCCCGGATATCGGCACATCCATTGCGTTTTCAAAGGACATCTGCGGAAGCATGGAAGAGACGACCGGCGCCATCACGGCGACATTCAAGGACGGCACTTACGCAGAGGAAGCGGCGGAGGCAAACACCATCGAGTGTACCACAAGCGGTTTTGATTTCACGGCGCACTTCTCTGTCGGAGACGCGGTGACGATCAGCGGATCGGCGGAGAGCGCGAACAATAACACGTTCATCATCCGTGAGATTTCCGCGACGCAGCTTCGGTTTTACGAAAACACGTTTGTGATTCCGGCGACGCCGACGGAGACGATCACCATTGACCGGACGGTTCCTGACCTGGATTTCGTCCTTGTGAACGAAAACCGAATCTGGGGCGTTTCCAACAAGAGCGAGAACAAGATATACAACAAGACCACAAAGGCGTGGGAGACGGTGTATTCCACCTGTATCTACGCCAGCAAGCTGGGCGATCCGTTCAACTGGAACGTGTACGACGGCGTCGGTACGGATGCGTTTGCCGTTCAGGTGGCAAGCGCAGGAGACTTTACCGGTGCGATATCGTATCTCGGTTATCCTGTGTTCTTCAAGGACGACCAGATATACAAGGTGTACGGAGACAAGCCAAGCAACTTCCAGGTTATCGCCAGCGCGAACATGGGCGTGGCAAAAGGAAGCCACAAGAGCCTCGCCATTGCCGGGGAGACGCTGTACTATCTCTCCCGCGCCGGTGTTGTCGCATATACCGGCGGCGTTCCTGCCGCGCTGTACGAAGTGTTCGGCGGACAGAAATACAAAAACGCCGTGGCCGGAAGCGACGGGCGGAAATACTACATCAGTATGTACGATTGCTCCGCGTGGCATCTGTTCGTTTACGATACTTTGTACGGTCTTTGGATGCGAGAGGACGAGACGCAGGCGGCGGATATCTGCTTCCATAACGGAAGTCTGTATATCCAGACGGCGACCAAGCGGTACACGGTTGACGGCGGCGGAACGGAGACGAAAGCGTTTTCCGTTGAATTTGCAGAGGAGACATACAACAGTCCGAACAAAAAGCGTGTCGCACGGATCATTCTTCGCATGGAAGTCAACAGTATGGCATGGGTATATATCCGATATGACGGCGGACAGTACGAAACCGTCAAGGCGATCGCATCACTGGGAGAATGGCAGAACATGGTGATACCGATCGTCCCGAAGCGGTGCAGCAAATTCCAGATCAAGATCGCAGGATCGAGCGATATCAAAATCTATTCCATGACGCGTGAAGTCGCCACGGGCAGTCAATATTAAGGAGGACGATATGGCAGTCAATTACGACAAAAACACAGACTACGCAGCGCTTATGAAGCAAGCGGCTGACCAAGGAGAGTATGACCTTGCCGCACTGTACGAGCAGAAGCGCAACGCCAAGATTCAGGGAGAAGGCCTGAACTACTCTGCTACGAGTCAGTACGCAAACTATCTCCCGGCAAAGCAGACGACATCGTTCAGCCCGGACATGACGGCGTATAACGATGCGTACAACAATCTTCTGAACTTCAAGGACTTCAGCTACGATTACAGCACCGATCCGCTTTACAGCCAGTATCGTAAGCAGTATACGCGGGAAGGCCAGCGTGCCGGTGCGGATGCGCTTGCGAGCGGTGCCGCGGCAACCGGCGGTATGGTGAGTTCTTACGCGCAGACTGCGGCGAATCAGGCGCAGAACTATTACGCAGCACAGCTCACGGACAAAATCCCGGAGCTTTATCAGCTTGCGTACAATAAGTATATGCAGGACTTCACGATGGCACAGAACCAGCTTACCGCTGCGGCCAACGACTACAACCGGCAGTATACGGAGTATCAGGATCAGATCGCGCAGCAGAACACGGACTACGCAAATCAGCTTGAGTTTGCCCAGCTTGCGGCAGGCGTCGGCGACTACTCGTATCTCCAGAACATGGGCATCGATACCAGCGCGATGACGGCGACGACCGGCAAGGGCGGAAGCGGTACGCCTGTGGTGGAGGAGACGGTGACCGGGTATCCCGTTTCTACTGCGATGTGGAAGCAGATTTCCGATGAGGCGACCGGCGATCCGGCCAAGGCCGCACAGCTTTTGGTGGACAACTGGAACAATCTGAGTACGTCGCAGAGAAACATTCTCGCACGAAAGGCCGGTTACAGTTCTGCGGATATCGTGAAGAACGGTTCCATCACGCAGGAGGGTGCAACAGCGCTGAATAGTCAGCTCGGGCAGTTTATTAAGACGGCGGAACCGACAACAGAGGAAACAGCAATCGGCGGCATTACGAATCATGAGGATGCAACGAAACTGCTGTCTAAGTACGGTGTAACTGCTACGCCGCTGACAAAAAGCCAGTGGGACGCTACAAAGTCAAAGTCACAGTTTAGCAGTTATACAGACTACCTGAAAGCATTTGTAGATACTTATATTGCGTAAGGGGTGCTTCTATGACTTATGAAGAATGGAAGAAACAGAAAACGGCAACGAGTTCTGCTTCTAACCAAACAACAGGGAAGATCACTTATGATCAATGGAAGCAGAATAAGAACGCGGCTTCTGTTGAGCAGCAGACACAGCAGACCACAACCACGAAGCAGACAACGACGCCGTATTCGCAGACCGCAGAGGCCGCCGCAAATAGAGAGGCGAAGCGGGATATACAATGGGCAAGTCAGCTGACGCCGGAGGAGGCAAGCCAGAGAGTTTCAGAGGCAAAGGATTATCTTAAACAGACGCAGAAAGAAGCAAACAAGGCGACACGCGGATTTGACACGGAACCGAATTACGCTGCCGTAAACGCCGCAAAGACGTTGCTTGAAAACGCACGTCAGTCCAGAGACATCGCCTACGAAGCTGCACAGCAAAATCAGCGTGGCGGAAACTTTGGCAGACAGACTCTTTGGGAAAAGATCGCAACAGGCGCACAGGATATCGGAAGAAATTTTGTTAGCGATTTCCTTGGATCAAACAGAGGCGGAGTCAACGAAATTGGATATGCTGCGCAGGAAGCAATTACGCAGGAGGCGCAGAAAGAATCGGCAAGCTCCGCTGCATTAAACAATTTGTTTACTGCGGTAGGAAGCAACGCATATAGCGGAGTCTCAGGCGTAGAACAGGAAGCGTCAAATACACTGACCAACACACCGATGCGAAACGCAACGGACATCGGATCTGATTACGCCAAACAGGTTGAATACGACACAAGAAACGCCAGCAATTTCATGCGTGGCGTTTACGATGTGGCCGGCGGTATCGGCGGTATGGTTCCTTCCATCGCGGCAAACCTTCTTCTTCCGGGAAGCGGGCTTCCTGTGATGTTTACTTACGCAGCAGGTGCTGCAACAGAGGAAGCATTGAAATCCGGCGCGGATAACGCAACCGCACTTATGTACGGTGCAGCAGTCGGCGGTATCGAAGTCTTTACTGAAAAGATGTTCGGCGGTATTCCGGGACTTGGCAAGGGAGGCGTGGACGCCGCTGTCACAAAAGCAATTCAGAAGTACGCAACAGACACTTCCACGCAGGTTGCGATGACGTATCTTGCCAGCGCGCTTGGAGAAGGTTTTGAGGAATTCTTCGCAGAGTTTGCGGACAGATGGGCGAACGAGCTGCTGATCAAGACCGACGACAGAACACTCGGCGAGACATTCGACGACGCTATGTATTCTTTCCTCATCGGCGCACTGACAAGCGCTGTGCTGGACATGAATCCGGAAACGCTTAAACGGATGCGGAAAGAGCAGATCGCAGAGAGCATCAACGGCAAGATCGACGAATACTACGCGCAGGCACAGGCAAACGGCTTGTTCTCCGCGGAGGCAAATGCTGCGGCACAGACCGCAAAAACCGCAAACGACAAGTCGTTTGCAAAAACGATGCCGAAGTACAAGGCTCCGACAGAACAGCAGCAGGAGACGGCAAAAAACAACGAGATCAAAGCGGCTGCGAAAGTCGTCGATCAGATTAAGTCTGCCGGAAATATCGCAGAAGCGGACGCTATTGAAAAGGCCGTCGGCAACGAGGACAATCTTCTGTTTAAGGTGCGTGAATTTGACTATGCGTACCGGCAGTTCAAGGTCGGTGCGGAGACTGTCAAAAACACGTCGCTGACCGAAGAACAGCTGAAGATGGCAAAGGATGCGGCGATGGCAGACACCACGCTTGCAGGAACGAATTACACCGTAAATACAACCGAATCGGTTGACTCCATGAACGATGTCAGCTATACTGATAACGGAACCACAGAGCAGACCACGACACCGCAGTTCAATGCGGAGGAGGTGCAGAATGAACAGAGTCGCAGTAGAGACGAAGAATGGACAGACAGTGTGGCTGCCGGAGGACAAGGCGGCGCTCTGGAACGAGCGAGAAGATATGACCAAAGCAGAACTCATCAGCATAGCGTCGCAGCAAGCAGACGAGATGCTCGCACTGCTCAAGGGAAAGACTATGTAAATCCGGCCTCGATCGGCATCAAGAAGGGCGATCGAAAGAATACGATCCTCGTCGTCAGCAGGGATAACGCACTCGTCAAGAACGATGCGGAACTCCAGGACATCGAGAGGAAATTAAAAGAGATCAATCAGCAGCGTTACCTGAACGGTGAGCAGCAGATTGATCTAAACTATTTTGTCGGGACGGCCGGTCTGACCGACGGCGGCAGCGCAAGAGGCTGGCACGAAGGCAATAAGATTTTCGTCCGCATCGACGCGGAGGGCGCCACGGCGACGCAGATTTTCCTGCACGAGTATTGCCACGACCTGATCGAGAACGAGATCGCCAGAACCGGAAAGAGCGCGACCTTTGAGAAAGTGCGCGACGAGATCCTTTCCCACGACGACAACGAGACGCTGGATATGCTGAAGTATTATGCGGAGCTTTATCGCGGCGTTATCGGAAGCGATGAGGTGCTGACGGAGATCGTCTGCGATGCTTATGCCGGCATTGACATCTGGGCGCACCTGCCCCGCGTGGAAGCCGCCACAAGATACAGCAAGACCGCACGGGAAGCGTTCAGCAAGGATATCGGCGCGAAGGAAAGCAGCGGTAGCGGTGTTGCAAGCAGAGAAGTAAACGGGAAAACCGTTGCGTGGATTGAAAATAGCGGTTTATCGAGCAACCAACTTCAGGACTATCGCTCAATAGCTAATTATATTGCAAAGCACATTGGCGAAGTTTATAAGATTATCGAAAGCGGACAAAGTGTATATATTGGAGAAGATTTACCAAGCGAATATACACAGTCTAAATATACATCGTATCTAAAAAACAGAAACCGTCCGCTGCTACGCGCAAAAAACAAAGCCGTTGACGCATTTGGCGATATGATTGAGATCGCCACAAACAGAAGATGGGAAAAACCAATTCATTCTGGAAACAAAGATGCCAAGTACGGAATGTATCGTTATGACACTGCGTTTGCGTTCCCAGTGAAAGATCAATCTGGTAACACTGTTGGCGTAAAGTGTTTTGATGCAGAGCTTGTTATCCGAAATGCGTCTGATGGGAAAAAGTATCTGTATGATATCGTTAATATAAAAGAAAACACCGCTGACGAGTTTATCCTTCTCAAACGAGAGGACAGAAAGGCGGCACAAAGTGCCGCACCCCGTCGCGGTATTTCTGATACTGAAGATACTACAAAATCTATCGAAAGTCAAGACAAATCTTCTCTTTCGCAGAAGGTCGAGAACGAAGAACCGCTTAACTTCAAGGAAGAGGGTCGTGCGTCCCGCGAATTCGACGAGAAGTACATGAACGAGGCTGTCAGGATGAACAGCAAACCGGAGTACGGATTCGTCAGCACGGATGCTATGGACAAGGCGAGAGCGCAGCGCACGAAGGTCAAAGGCTGGCTGGACAAGATATCCAATCTTCTCCCGCCGGATGTCGTCGGAAAGACGTTTATCAGCGACAGCAGCTACGGCGGAACGGAGGAGCTTTCCACGGTGTGCATCCGCACGATGGCCGCAGACGAACTGATGGACGCGATTGCGGATTATCTCGGCAGGCCGCTGACCGTTGAGGATACCATCGAGATCTCGCAGGAAATCTTCAAGTACACGGACAAACCGGAATGTCTCTATTGCTATGTGGCAATGGATCGCAAGGCGTACAGAGAATTCACCGGCGAGTATCTCAAGATGCGCGACGCTGCCATCGAGGATATCAAGTCTGGCATGAGTAAGGAGGAAGCGTATCAGAAGTATCTGAACGGACGCAAGGATACCAAGGATCAGCAGAATCGTTTCGATATCTGGTACAATGCAACGAAGAACGGAAATCCGCTTGTCACCGCAAGACAGATGTCCAACACTGCAAACGCACTTGAGGCGGCCAAGATCAGCGCAAACATGAGGGAGCAGGTCAAGGACGCTCTGAAGTATGCGCAGGCGGCATCCTGGGCAAAGAAGCGCATTTCTTACGCAGCGTATAACAACCACATTCTGAGATGGAAGCAGCCGAAGATTGACGATCTGAACGCACATTACGGACTCCGTCTTTATTCGTTCAGCGATTATTCTCCGGCATTTCTGCTGGAAAATATGCAGATGCTGACGGACGCTGCGGTGCGCGGATTGAAGTGCTTGTCCTATACTAAGGAACTGGACTACGCCAAAATCTTCGCGCCGACCGGCATGAACATCAACATCTCCGTCTTTGCGTACAAGGACTGGAACACCGGCGAGTATGCCTGCGACGGAATGCAGGGCGCGAACTGGGACGAGGCGAAGAAGCTGCGGAAGAAGTATTCCAATGTCGGATGCACCTTCGTTGCGACGGACGACGCGCAGGTCGAGTGGGCGCTGAATCAGAACTGGATCGACGTAATTATTCCGTTCCATATGGTGCGCACCGGAACAAAGGTCGCAAAGTATTTCGGATGGGATAACTATACGCAGATGTCCCGCGATCTCAAGACGAAGCAGTGGGACAAGGACACGGATGTCAAAAGCGTCACACCGGCAATGCACCAGAACAACAAGAAGATGTATCTGGACGCCTGCGAAGCAAACCACCTGACACCGCGCTTCGAGAAATGGGTGAACCATCCGAACTACATGAAGCTGGTAAACGAGACGAGGCAGAGCGAGGGAAACACCAAACCGGTTCAGCCTGTATTCGATCTCACTGTGGCCAAGAGCAGCATCGACGAGATGGTGAAGCGCGGCGGATATTATCAGCACATCGGCGGCAGCTTTGAGAATATGCTTGAGATTGCAAGCGAGGTTGGAGATAAGCTGCAAGGACGAGCAAGCATGGACGACGCCGAGTATCTTGAGCTTGCGAAAGACCCGGAGAAGAACAAGACAAAACTTCAAGCGATGGTTGACGCTGCGGCGGAGAAGGCTGGGTATACAATTCGCGCATGGCACGGATCTCGCAATATTTTCACGTCGTTTTCAAAGGACAAGCTCGGAAGCAGCACGAACACAGAATCCAGCAAGAAATGGTTCTTTGCTGCCGATAAAGAAACGGCAAATTCCTACTATCCACGCGGAGTCATGTTGTCGCTCGTTGAGTCTGGAATGTTTAAGCAGTCTGATCTTGATAGCATGGATAGGAGAGGCGTTTCAGGTAAACTTTATGAGCTTTTCATTAAGATGGAAAACCCGCTTGAGGTGGACGTCGCAGGATATGACTACGAGTCACACAAAGACGCGAAAGACGCAATGTCAGAATATCTTAACGAGGCAGAGAAAAACGGAAACGATGGTATTATTCTGTATCATGTGAGGGACAACAACTTAAAGCCAAGTGAAGAAAACAGCACGGATTATCTGTTTAAGAATCCTGCGCAAGCAAAATCAGCAGACCCAGTCACCTACGACGATAATGGAAACGTCATTCCTCTGAGCGAGCGATTCAATCAGAAGAACGAGGACATCCGGTTCAGCCGCGAGGACGATCTGGCCAAAGAGAACGACGAACTGCGCGAGAAGGTGGAATACCTGCGCGGCCAGCTCAAGAAAACACCGATGACCAAGATCAAGCCGGAGGATGTGCGGCGCGTGGCACGGAAGCTCATCAAGGAGTACAATTCCTCCGTCACGATGGAGGAAGTGGAACCGATGCTGCAATCGCTGTACGATGACATGAGCGCCGGCAACGATTACGTCACGCTGTGGGATCGCGCAAACGCCATTGCGGAACTGATCGTGGACAACGCGCAGGAGCTGCGCAGCCCGGACATGGACACCTACAACGAGCTGAAGGCACGGCTGAAGGACGTCAAGATCCAGGTCAACGACAAGGTCAAGGGCGACATCCCGGACTACAACGAATGGCGCAAGCATCTATTCGGCACCATCACACTCTCGAACACCGGTATTCCAATCGACACGCTGTACGGAGAACTCAGTGCGCAGTATCCTGGCTATTTCCCGGTGGATGTTGTTCCGCCGACCGACCAGCTTTTGCAGATCGTGGACACCATGAACGACCTAAAGCCGCAGTTTGAAAATCCGCTGTCCTACTATATGGACGAGGCGCAGAACTATGTGGCGAATACCATCATGGACGAATTCTTCGGCACGGAGCAGGTCAAGACTTACGCCGACCGGATGAATCAGCGGGTGCTGAAAGCGAAGCTGAATACCGAAGTCACAAAGGCAAAGTATGAGGAAGCGCTCCGTCAGGCAAAGGAAGATCGTGACAAACGCATCAGCGATCTGAAAGACAGGCACCGCGCCAGCGAGAAACGTGCGAAAGACAAGCGCACGGCGGCAGCAATCCGAAACAAGATTCAGAGTCACGTCAAGAGTCTTAGCAAGCTGCTGACACATCCGACGGACAAGAAGCATATCCCGCAGGAATTGCAGGCACCGGTTGCGAAACTGCTGGAGAGCATCAACCTTGAAAGCAACTTTGAGTATGCTTACGGGACTGATGCGATGATGGGAAAGGTCGCTCCAGGAACTGTGCTTGGCGCTGAACCGACGAAGCGGTCGCAGAGATTCGCAGAGCTGAAGAAAATCTATCAGGAAATTCAGGCAGACATGGTTGTCGATCCCGACCTTCTTGGAGACGAAACCGTCAGAGGCCTGTTTGACGAGGTGATCGAACTCGGAGACAAGCGTCTCGACGACATGACCGTTGACGAGCTGGAAGTCGTCTGGAAAACCTTGCGTGCTGTTGAGGCAAGCGTCCGCAGCGCGAACAAGATGTTCTCCAATGGCAAGTATGAGCGGGTAAGCGATGCGGCAAACGCTCTGCAAGCGGACAATCAGGACAAGACTTCCAAGCCGGAGTATCGCGGCATCTTCGGGAAATTCCAGCGTCTTATCACGCTTGATATGCTGACGCCGGAAACTTATTTCCACGTTCTCGGAAAGAGCGGAGACAATATCTTCCGTATGCTGCGTGACGCGCAGGACAAATACATCCGTCTCATGGAGATCGCGCACAAGTTTACCGCAGAAAACGCGACTGTGAACGTGCGGCAGCTCGACGAGGATATGCACGAAGTCAAACTTGGCGGCAGAAAGATTCAGCTTTCCACTTCGCAGATCATGGAACTCTATGTGCTGATGAACCGCGAACAGGCAGCCGGTCATATTCTTGCAGGTGGTATTCTTCCGACGACGACCAAAGGAAAAGGCGTCAAACTGAACCGGTATTCCGAAGCAATCAGCGGCATCGACATCAGCGAGATTCAGGCGGCAATCAAGATCCTCACGCCGGAGCAGATCAAGCTGGCGGATAAGATGCAGAAGTTCGTCAGCAGCGAGTGTTCCAAGTGGGGCAACGAAGCAAGCATGGCCGTCTACGGTTACAAGAAGTTCGGCGAGACGAATTACTGGCCGATAAAGGTAAACAGCCAGACGACGCATAGCGATGTGCAGAAGGATACGCAGGTCGTTTCCATCGGAAACAAGGGAATGACCAAGGCAGTCAAGCCAAACGCAAAGAACTCCGTTATGCTCGGCAGCATTTTCGATACGTTCTCCAGACACGTCGGCGAGATGGTGGACTATGCTGCGTACTTGCAGGTGTCAGAGGACGTCAACCGCATCCGCAACTTCAAGTTCCGCAACGAGGACGGAAAACTGACCAACGAAACGGTCAAGGGTATTCTGGATCGCGTCCACGGAAACGGAGGCAAGGAGTACATCGGCAAACTGCTGCAAGACATGGCCATCGGCGTGCAGAGCGAGCCGGACTTCATGACAGGTCTGTTCGGCAACGTCAAGGCAGCGTCTGTTGCAGGTAACATTCGCGTGGTCATTCAGCAGCCCACTGCAATCCTGCGTGCGCTGGATATGCTTGACGCCAAGTATCTTGTCACGCGGAAGAATCCGCTGACCGGATGGGAGAAGGCAAAGAAGTATGCGGCCATCGCACAGTGGAAGGACTGGGGATACTTCGACGTTTCCACCGGGAAAAACACCAAGAGCCTGCTGTTCGACAACAGCACAAAGCTGGATAAGGTCAACGACAAGCTGATGGCACCGGCCGGTGTTGCTGATGCGGTATCGTGGGGATATCTCTGGAACTGCGTGGAAGAGGAGGTCAGAGCGACCACCGATCTGAAACAGGACACCGCAGAGTATTATCACGCTGTCGCCAAACGGTTTACGGATATCATCGACCACACACAGGTTGTGGACGGCATTTTGCAGCGCAGCCAGATCATGCGCAGCCCCAGCGGGTTCACGAAAATGGCGACCGCGTTCATGGGCGAACCGACGAAGCAGCTGAACATGATGTATTCGTCTGTCTACGATTACGCAAACGCAAAGAGCGATGCAGAAAAGACGACCGCAAAGAAACGCCTTGCGCGAAGCGCAACGTCTCTTCTCGTTTCCGGCGTAGTCAATGCTGTTGCACAGTCTATCGTGGATGGTCTGCGTGACCGTGACAAGGATCAGACATACTGGGAGAAATTCCTTGAGGCGTTTACCGGGTTCAACGGAGAAGAGGACTCCGTCGGAGACTTCTTCGCTGCGCTGCTCAACGGCAACGTGGAATCCGTCGTGAATGTTCCGCAGTACATCCCGTATCTGAAAGACTTCGTTTCGATCCTGCAAGGGTACGATGTGAAGCGCATGGATTTCGACGCCATCGCAAAAGCTGTTACAAGCGGAGGCAATCTGATCAAGGCACTTGGCGGCGGCGGACGGTATACCATTCCGGCTGCGCTCGTCGATACCTTCGGCAAAGTGGCAAAGCTGTTCGGTGTCCCGGTGACAAATCTGAAACGCGATGTCATGGCGCTGGTAGAATCTGTCGCACAGTGGTCTGGAAACTATATGTTCCAGTATTATCTGCTGAAGATGGAATACAAGCCTGACTCCGACAGTAATAAGAGCTTGTATTACGAGATGCTGTATGAGGCAAAGAAGCACGACACGGCTGCATACAACAGAATCCGGCAGCTGATGATCGGAGACGGGTTCAAGGCCGACGGAATCGATAGCTCCATGCGGAGCCGCGAAAAGAAAGAGCAGGATAAGAAATGACAAAACACATCTTTACCAGCGAACAGCTTGACAAGATGTGGTAAAGCAAGCGCCCTCACTTCTGTGGGGGCGCATTTTTTGCGTGTTGTTTGCACGCTTATACAATTAAAAATATAAGGCACCATGACCCTAACGCATAGTAAAGTGTGGGTTCTTGCACCCACCACCGTTTTCGTTAGCATTTTCGTTAGCAAAATATTCTCAAAATAGCAAAATATATCGCAAAATAATGAAAAATAAATCAGTTATTTGAAATGCGAATAATCCTGTAAACCATTGAAAACACAAGAAAAAACCCTGTAACCATTGAGATTACAGGGTTTCTCTATTTGGTGCCGGTGGTGGGACTCGAACCGATGAACAACCATTGGTATCACTGCGTTTGATACGATTCGTTAGCAAATTGTTAGCAAAATATTTATTGAGACAGGAAGTCTTTCAGTTTTTCCGTTGCTTCTGTCATGGCGGAATTGTCCAGATGCGTATATATTTTTCTCATTGTAGCAAAATCGGAATACCCGGCGATCCGCATACACGCCAGTTCGGACAGACCGGCGCTGTACGCCATTGTGACAAATGTGTGGCGGAGTCCATGCACACCGACCTTCGGAACACCGATTCTCTCACAGACGCGGTTGACGTCGTTGTAGATGATGTTCGGATGAAACGGGACGACCATTCCTGTTTTATTCTCGACAGCGTTCAGCGCGTCATATAGCTCCGGCATAATGATCGGAACCGTTCTTGCAGACGCTGCGTTTTTATTCGTTTTCTTATAGACGATCCCGTCCTCTCCGAAAACCTTGCTGCCGGAAACGGTGATTGTTTTGTTCTCAAGGTCAACGTTTTTCCAATCCAGTCCGACGATTTCAGATCGTCTCAAAGAGTGAAGCGCAAGCAGCGCAGCTATTTCGGATTTGTTTCCGTGCATAGCTTCGACGAACTTTACAAGCTCATCCTTAGATAGAAACGGTCTCTCCTTTTTTATTTGCTGCGGAAGCACAACAGTTTTAGGCTCTACGCCGTTTTCCCTGCTTACACTGCACAGGAATCGATAAGAGTTTTTAATGGTCTTAGGCGCGTGATTTTTAGCCTCTGCGTTTATCTCACGCTGCCAATCTATTTCATATAGAGATTTCTCCATAACATTTTTGAAATAGTTTTTTTGGATCGCACGATATCCTCGAATTGTTGACGGAGACAAGACCGCACTCTTCGACGCTATATATTTATCGATTGCTTTTGTAAGAGTAATATCCGGTTTTTCTTCTGTCTTTTTTCCGTTAAGGAATTCAGCCTTTACAAGCGCTGCCTGACGAACGCAGTCACGTTCCGTATCCTCTGTTATGCTGACAGATTTTCCGTCAAGGCGAAGCTGGATGAACCACTTCCCGGACGGCAGCTTTCTCGCTTTTGGAACCTTCATCAAAACCCTCACAAGATTTGTTGTTTTGTGTGCGAAAAAATAAATTTCTACGCAAAAGATGTAACGTATACTTTCAATTATTACGGAGTATACAGAGGGACGCGATCAGACTCTCCGTACAGCGCTTGCATTGTTTCCGCCCAGAGCATGGCCTTCTGCCAGGACGACAGCCATTCACATTTTTCCACGGGATTCTGTTCCGGTTTCGCACATTTTTCCGAAATCGGTTTTTCAATAATAGTATTCGCTTCCGCTTCCACCTGGGCGACAGGTGCGTCCGTATAGAAATGGTCACGCTCCATGTGAATCAGCTCATGATCCATTGCGACCTTGCGGCGATCGTCGCTCAAGTTCGCATCAAGATATACGGAGAAGGTTCCGTCGTCATTCGGAATCACGGCACCGTCAGCGCCGATCGGGAAGTCCACGATTCGGACGAAGTAATCTGCGTTTTCTAAAAGCATATAGTTTCCTCGGTTGCGTTTTATGCCGTTCCATGATAAACTGTAATGGAAAGCATGAAACTTTGTAATGGATGGTGAAATTATGACGCTGATTCGTTCTTATAAGAAACAGCTCGACTCATGCACGTTTCATACGCAGGAAGATTTTGAACGATACGAAGCTCTGTTCAATGGTTATTGGGCGATGAAGGCGCAAAGAAAATCGAACATCGTTCTTACTTTTGTACTAATATTAGCGACAATATTGCCGTTGATAGCGACAGCGCTGCTATGGCGATTGCTATGACATCTCAGTAAAAATCTTATGAAACAGGTCGTTCATTTCGTTTCGACTCGTGTTTGTTGTTTCTCCAGAACGATTCATTCTATAATGCTCACGGAGTATCATATCGTCAAGCTGCTCCATGTGGATTGCAGCGTCGAAAGAAGCGTACAACAGTGCTGCGCCGTATGCGCTCCTATACTCTTCCATTCGCCCGCTTATCGGACTATATACCATTACACTCGCCCACCGAAGATAGTCGGAAAGTGTTTCCGTTTTCTTTTCTAATTTAGATTTTCTAATGCTTATATGCCCGCCGGCCAAAGTGGAAGCGGCGGAAACCAACGATGTGGCAACAACGGCAGCGACCGCTATCCAAAAAGAGTCTTGCATATCATCACCTACTTACGGAGGAAATAATGAGCAACTGGTTGTGGTTCATAATCGCCAACTCTATTTATTTGTTATTTGTTGCAGTTATGCACATTGTAAACTGCGTTACAAGAAATGAAGATGGCGGTATTATTGTATCGATTGCGCTTCTGATGTTCGGCGTCTATACGTTTTTGACCGTATTGTTTTTGAAACTTATATAATCAGCTTTCACCTTTGAACTTCATCAGCATTTCGGCCACGGCGCGGATCTGCTCCGGCGTAGCGTTCTTGGCGGAGTGCAGCAGCATCCGCATATCGCTATTGTCACGCAGCTCCTCCAACAATTCCATAGACTCCTGCTCGACCTCGCTGATCTCCATGTCAGCGGGGTCTTTTTTTGTTTCCGTGAAATAGGAAGTTTCTACACCAAAGTATTTTGCAATTTTAAGAATTGTGCTTGCCTGCGGTTCGCTTCCCTTTTTCCACTTAGAAACGTGGGCTGCCGTCAGACCGATGTCCTCTGCTGCTTTAGACGGAGAAATGCCGTTTGCAATACACAATTCTTTATATATGTCGTAGAACATAATTGCACTCCGTAAAGTAAAGTATAGAAAAGTTTAGAAAATTTAAGAAAAGGTATTGACTTTACCAAACTTAACTGATATACTGACGACATAAGTTGAGTTTGGTAAAGCTAACGCGACCTCAAGAACCATTTTTCTTGAAGCTGCTGTGTTTCTTTCGTGTGACAACTGAATTATAACACAACACTTAAACAAATTCAACCGCTAAATATAGTGAAAAAAGAAAGGGGGACACACAATGCCTGAAAAATGGACTGGCAAAATCGTCGGTCAGCTGCACGTCAACGGCATCAAGCAGAAGGAGCTTGCAAATCAGATGGGCGTTTCCAAGACCTGGGTGACTATGGTCCTGAACGGAAAGGCAAAGACGCCTGAAGGAATGGAGCAGCGGATGCTTGATGCGATCGACACGATCAAGGAGGAGAGATCCAATGCCACAGTGTAAGACGTTCTCAATCTACTGCATCAAATGTATCCAGAACGGGAAGGTCTACATCGGAAAGTCTGCTGACGCCTGGAGCAGAATGCACACGCATTACAACGCATTGTCCCGTGAGGCGGACGGAACTGCAAATTTTAGAAGGCAACACGCCGATCATTTCGTTGAGGATTTCAAAAAATACGGAGCCGCCGGTTTCGTCTTTCAGATTTTGCAAAGCGAAATAAACGGAGACCGTGAAGCAAGAGAAGCAGAAATGTCCTTTATAGACGCGTTTAACTCCTGGAATCCGGAACACGGTTACAACGTGAGGAGAGAAAGTCTATACGGATGCTGCGACGGTAAAGTTTCGCAGGATTTCGCAAAAAAAATCAAAAAGAAACTGATCGACGTGGAGAAGAACCAAACCTGGTTAGTTGAAAAAATCAGAGATAAAACCGGTCTGTATTGTGACTCAAGTTATCTCAGTATGATCCTTAACGGGAAAAAGAATTCTCCAAGAATTAAGTCAACGATCTGCGAGATTCTGGAAATCGAGGAGGAGTTGTGACGAGATGTTCGACAGAGTAAAGAGACTGACGCGGGGCTATACCGACGCGACAGACCTTGCCGTGGCGCTGGGGTGCTGCTACAACACGGCGCTGAGTCGGATGAAGCACCCGGAGGACATGACGCTGCGTGAGATACGGATGATGTGCAAGCGCTTCCGTATTCCGGCAGAGGATATCTGCGAAGAAATCAGGAGGGACTTAGCATGACTGAGAAAGCAAGACGGAGACGGGAGATCGTCTACTGGATCGAGCAGGGCATCGTGTGCGCGATTGCGTTCGGCGGGTTTGCAGCGTTCCTCAAGACGATGAACTGGCTGCTGACGATGGCGGGGGTCAACTGATGCTGACACAATGCACCGATCCGATGGTCAGAGCTTACTGCGTGAAGTGCGTCTACGGAAGCAACAAGCACGTCAACGCCAATCATCTCTGCAACTACTATTTTGACACCGGCAAAAGAAGGGGATGTCCGGCGGGCGTCGGATGTCCGAAACGAATCCTATTAAAGAAAGGAGAAACCCGTGAATCTATACGAAATAAACGCGTCCATTCAGGAGCTGGTCAACAAGGTTGATGAGAACGGCGAGATCTGTTTCGATCCGCAGGAGCTGATTAACCTGGAGATGGCCAAGGAGGAGAAGATCGAGAACACGGCGCTGCTGATCAAGAATCTCAAGGCCGAAAGTAAAGCCATTGCCGACGAAGTAAAGGCGCTGAACGCTCGCAAGACCGTCATCGACAATCAGGTCGAGCGGGTGCTGAAGTTCCTTGACACGGCGCTGGCCGGCGAGAAGTTCTCCACGGCAAAGGCTGCAATCAGCTTCCGCAGCACACCAAGCATCGAGGTTGACGACGAGTTCGTCGCATGGGCGCAGGTGAATGCAAGCGACTTGCTGCGGTACAAGGCGCCGGAGGCAGACAAGACCAAGATCAAGGAATGGCTGCGAAACGGAATCGAGGTAGACCACGCCCGTGAGGTAGTCAACAGATCGGTGGTGATTCGATGACACAGATTGAGCGCATCAAGCGGCACATCGAGGACTTCGGCAGCATCACGCAGGCGGAGGCCGTGCAGGAATACGGAATCTTCCGTCTGGCAAGCAGAATCGCGGAGCTGAAGAATCTTGGATATCCGGTGGTGACCGAGATGGTGACCGGGAAAAACCGGTACGGCGATCCGACGCACTATGCAAGATATAAAAAAAGCGCCGCCGGCTGATGAAGAAACCGACGACGCAATGGATAGGGACTACGGTCATTGTAGACCGAGAAACGGAGAATGTCAATGGAAAGTATTTATTACCCGATGATGGACGAGATCATCCGGTTTGCATTTGAGAAGGACGCGGCCAACTTCCGGGAGTTCCTGGAGGACATGATCGGCTGCGGCGCCACGCTGGAAAATGCGCTGCGGCAGTACGGACACGACAACAGCGAGTATATCGAGGATTATTGCGGAGGTATTTGATATGAACGAAAAGTTTAATCCCAGAGAGCATCTGATGGATCTGAAGGGCAAGGATTACTTGCAGGTGGCATGGCGCCTGGTATGGTTCCGGCAGGACAAGCCGCTGTGGGGCATCGATACGAAGCTGGAGCAGCTCACGGAGAATCACGCAGTGTTCAGCGCCAAGATTTACGATGAGAACGGCGTGCAGAAATCCGCCGGTTACGGCAGCGAGAGCATCAAGGACTTCCGGGACTTCATTGAAAAGGCAGAGACAAAGGCCGTCGGTCGTGCGTTGGCGATGCTTGGGTACGGAACACAGTTCGCGCCGGAGCTGGACGAGGGAGAGCGCATCGTCGATTCTCCGATCGCCAAGAAGAAGGACACATCGTTCAGGTGTGAGAAGTGCGGCAAGGAAATCAAGTCTTACGCAGACGCCAAGGGGAATCCGATCTCCTGCCGTCAGCACTGCGAGGGCAGCATGAAGAAGTTCGGCGCTGTGCTGTGCCTGGACTGCATCAACGAATCGAAGAGGGAGAACTGATATGAAGAACGAACTGATTACTATTACGCCTGCAACAGCGCAGGAGTGGATGAAGAAAAACACATCCAACAATCGCAGCCTTCGATACAGAGACGTTAAGAAGTATGCCATCGATATCAAGATCGGAAACTGGAAGATCACGCACCAGGGTATCGCGTTCGACGCAGACGGTAAGCTGATCGACGGACAGCACAGACTCGCTGCCATCGCGCTTGCCGGTATGCCTGTGAGAATGTATGTGGCGACAGGCATCGATCCCTCCGTCATCAATGTGGTTGACAGCGGTGTGACAAGAACCATGAGCGACCGCATGAAGGTCGCAGGTCTTGACGAGATTTACAGAAGCACAAGATCCGCAGCGTTTGTCAACGCTGTGAACTACCTTAAATTCGGCCATGCAGCAAGCGAAAAGCTGTCCACCTGCGATATGCAGGAGGCTATTGCGAAATACTACGACGCCTGCGCTTATGCCAACAGCATGAAAAATTCTCCGTGCGGATCAAAGGCCTGTATCATCGTCGCTCTGATCTCTGCGATGCAGACCGAATGGAAAAGCGCGATCGACGCTTTCGTGGCCTGCGTAAATCACAACGAAATCGGAACCGGCAACTATAACTGGAAGGCTGCGCTGAATTTCTCCGACCTTCTGCGAGACAGAAAAAACTACAGAAACGGCGGGACAGGACTCCAGAACACAGAGTACGAAGCGGAAAAAGCAATCTGGTGCTTCGTCCACAACTGCAAGCGAACGAACAAACCTTATCCGATCTACGATCTGACCGAGCGGCAGCTTGAGTCTTTTTCTTATGCGGATTGAGGCGGCGGAGTGGAAGGCCGGGATACTGATGCTCAAGACATCAGATCCCGAGGCCGTCCGAATGAGCGTGGAGCTTGAACCGGGAGACTATGAGATCACGCCGGTGAAGAAACGGCGCAGCAAGGACGCAAATGCCTACTGCTGGGTGCTGTGTCAGGCAATCTCCGAGAAGGTGTTCGGCATGACAAAAGAGGACGTGTATCTTCGGTCGATCCAGCGGGTCGGAATCTACAAAGATTTCACGCTTACTCTGGATGAGGCCAAGACCTTTGAAGCTGCATGGCAAAGACTTGGAATCGGATGGCCGACGGAGACCGTGGACTTCGACGCAGACGGAAATCGGTTTGTCGTCCGGGCGTACTACGGCAGCTCAACCTACAATACGAAGCAGATGTCACGGCTGATCGACGATCTGGTGCAGGACGCCAAGGCGCTTGGCATCGAGACGATGAGCGAGAGAGAGCAATCACTTCTTTTGGAGGCGTGGCATGGCAGTCAATGAGTACGGCGCTCCGTTGGATCGCAACGGGTACGCAGCGAGTATTTTGCAGAGCAGTTACAAGTGTTTTATCTGCGAGATAGAGGACAGATTACAGCGGCACGAACCGTTCGGAAATTTCAACCGACAGAAGAGCAAAAATTATGGTATGTGGGTGCTTCTGTGCTGGCGCTGCCACGATGGAGTTACGAACCGATCTAAGAAAATCGTAAACGGATGCTCCTACCAACAGTGGGAACTTGACCTTCGGAAGGTCGCAGAGGCCACGGCAAGAGCGGACTACGGATGGACGCACGAAGAATTTATAAGGCGCTTCGGAAAGAGCGCGAAAGGAGAAAAATTATAATGCTGAATCACATTGACCTGATGGGTCGCATGACCAAAGACCCGGAATATCGCATGACACAGAGCGAGAAGCCGGTCTGCACATTCACGATCGCCTGCGAGAGAGACGGCGGCGCGGAAAAGAAAACGGACTTCATCGACATCGTCTGCTTCTCCGCAACGGCAGATTTCGTCAGCAAGTGGTTCCACAAAGGGAACATGGCTGCCGTCAGCGGACGGTTGCAGATCCGTGAGTGGAAGGACAAGGACGGGAATAACCGGCGCAGCGCAGAGATCAACGCAGACCACGTCTACTTCGGCGAGAGCAAGAAGCGGGACGAGACGCCGGCAAGCGTTCAGTATACGGATACCGTCGATACTGACGGGGATCTTCCGTTCTGAGGTGAGAGATGCCGAATCGAATTATCAAGGAGAGCATTCGGACGAGCAAGAGCGTGAATGCACTTTCGGATTTCGAGTTTCGGCTGTGGTTGTATCTGATCACTTATGTGGATGATTTCGGGCGGGGAAGCGCAGACCCGGAGATTATCAAAGGGTTTGTGTTTCCAAAACGGAAAGGCGTCACAGAATCGCAGATTGAGAAAACGCTGTCAGCGTTGGCGAATACTGGCATGATTGTCCTCTATGAAGTAGACGGAGATTCGTTCTTTTATTTTCCAAACTGGGCTTCTCATCAGCGGATTCAGACCAAGGTTTCCAAGTTCCCAGATCCGGAAGAAAACAGTATTTCACCGTCATCCACGGTGAGTCACGGTGAGTCACCGCTTGAATCCAATACGAATCCGAATACGAATCCGAATCCAATACGGAATACGGAAGATAAACGCGCGTTCGCGCCGCCGACGGCCGAAGAAGTGGTTGCGTATGCCGTTTCCAAGGGCAAGGACTTCGACGAGCATGACGCGGAGATGTTCATAGGCTACTACGAATCGAAAGGCTGGAAGGTCGGCAAGGAGAAGATGCAGTCATGGCACGGCGCTCTTTCCGGGTGGATCGCCAGAGACGAGAAGAGGAGGAATCCGTTTTGACCAACGAAGAGCTGCGTGAGTTTCTTAACCGGATCGCTTCGACGTATCCGAACTTTGTCAAGCGTGACAGCAACAAGGCGGATATCCTCAAGGCGTGGAGCGAAGCGCTTGCGGACGTGACGCCGGACGGTGCAAACGGTGCGCTTGACCGGCACATCAAGACGTCTGCGTATATTCCGACGCCGGCGGACATCCTCAAGCTGGTAGATGTGCATGACAAGTGGGGACTGATTTCCGATGCCATCGAGATCAACAAGCGCACTTACAAGGCCGTGACCGGGAAGGAGTGGCCGGCATGAAGATCGTCATGAGAGGGACGCCGCCGAGCCTCAACGAGTTTTTGGGATCGTCAAATCCTTGGAAGTACCGGCAGGCAAAGAACGAGTGGACGCAGAGGGCGTACTGGCTGAGTCGCAGCGCGTATCACGGCGAGCCGATGGAGAAGGCGACGGTGCATATCACCTACTACTTCGCCAACGGGAACCGGCACGACGCGGACAACTACTGCGGGAAGCTGTTCATGGACGGATTCACCAAGGCTAAGGTGTGGCGCGACGACGACCTGAAGCACATTACTGTCGTGATCGACGGTGCCGTGGACAAGAAGAATCCCAGGGTGGAAGTGGAGATAACGCCATGCGACTGATCGATGCGGACGCGGAAGAGAAGCGCTGGTGCAGCCGGTGCAGCGAGGAACGGCAGAGACAATGCAAGACGCGGCCGATGTGCGTCAGCGTTCAGAGTCTGCGGACGGCACCGACGGCGCAGGCGCAGATGACATTATGGGAGGATATATGAAAGAGATCCTTTTTGACAAGATGCAGAAGGCGATGGACAGAGGCGACATGGAGACGCTGGAGGTGCTGCGGGGCGTGGCGGACAGCGGAGACAGGACGCGGTTTGATTCCGGCGCCGTGCGGGATATGCACGAGGGGAAAGGCAGGTTCGATCTGCTGCCGATGTGCGTGCTGTCCCGTCTGGCGAAGCATTACGAAAACGGCGCAAAGAAGTACGACGAGCGGAACTGGGAGAAAGGAATCCCGTGCCACAGCTATGCGGACAGCGCTATGCGGCACATCGCAAAGTACATGGACGGATGGAGGGACGAGGATCATCTCATCGCGGCGATCTGGAATCTCTGCTGCCTGGCATGGACGGAGGAGAAGAAGCCAGAGTTCATGGACATTCCGGCGCGGATGACGCAGGAGGAGAGCAGATGAGCAGATGGCCTGGGATGCTGTTTCACTTCCATGATTCGTCGCCGTGCTATGGATGCGCCGACCGGACGGTAGGCTGCCACGGGAAATGCGAGCGGCACAGCGAGTGGAAGCAGAAGCGGGACTCCGATATGGGCGAGAGAATCGAAGCGGCGAAGGGACGGAACATTCTGGACGATTTCGCCGCTGACAGTATGAAGAGGTGCAGAAGATGAATGTGGCCTACAACATGGACTGTATGGAGTACATGAAAGGCTGCGCAGATAAGTATTTTGATCTCGCTGTTGTCGATCCTCCGTATGGAATTGGCTTGTTCACGATGACATTTGCGAGAACACATGAGAGAAAGTACGGATATGCCGCTGCAAATAGGAGAGATTACAGAAAACAATCTGAATGGGACGTGAAACCTGGCAAGGAATACTTTGACGAGTTGTTCCGCGTTTCAAAAAAGCAGATCATCTGGGGCGGGAATTACTTTTCAAATATTCTGTATCCGTCAAAATCGTTTCTTGTTTGGGACAAACGATGCGATGATAAGATGTCGAATGATTTTGCGGACTGCGAATATGCTTGGATGTCATCCTCGATGGGCGTGTCACGAATGTTTCGGTACACATGGAGCGGAATGATCCAGCAGAATATGAAAAACAAAGAGGATCGATTCCATCCGACACAAAAACCGACCGATCTTTACAGATGGATTTACAGGAACTACGCAAAGCCCGGTTTCAAAATCATCGACACGCATCTTGGCAGCGGTTCTTCTCGCATTGCAGCTTATGACGCCGGATTAGATTTCGTTGGATGCGAGATCGACAAAGAATATTTTGACAAACAGGAAGAGCGCTTCGCAAATCACACGGCGCAGACGAGCCTGTTTATCGACTACGAACAGGAGAGTATATGAAACATAAAAAAGAAGCGGTGACGGCGCTGGTGTGCATGATCATCATTGCGGCGTTCGTCATCGGGATGAGAGCGGGGCTGCACGACGCAGAGGTCAAGAGCATGGCGGAGATGCAGCACCTGACGGCGCAGTATGAGACGGTCATCGATAATCTCAATCTGGCGCTGGAGCAGGAGCGGGAAGTGGAACACGTCGTCATCGAGTACGAATACGTTCCGATGCCGGTGGACTACGAGGTGGCCACGGAGATTACGGAGACGGAGCTGACCATGCTGGCGCAGATGGCCTACGGTGAGGACACACTCATTGACGTAAGACCGGAAGCGGTTGCGGCGACGATGGAGACGGTGTTCAACCGGGTGGATTCCGAGAATCCGTATTATCCGGACACGGTGGCCGGCGTCATAACGCAGCCGAATGCTTACCAGGGATATAACAAGAACGTGCCGGTGGACTACAGATACTATCTGCTGGCGCAGGATGTGACGCTGCGTCATCAGCTAAAGCTGCTGGGCGTTGGCGACTGCGGATACACGATCCCGGAAAATTGTGTATCGTTTTCCAGCAGGGGAGACAACTTAAATCACTTTTTCGTGAACGGCGAGGAGTGGGACTGGAGTCTGCCGAATCCGTATGAGGAAGTGACATTTTCAAAGGAGGTCGAATTGAAATGACCAACGAAGAAGCGATCAAAACCATTGAGGCTGCCGTTTCAGAGTCGGAATGGGAATATCCGATGGAGTATGCTGCGGCGTTTGAGAAGGCGATCGCTGTGCTGAAGAACGATGCTGTGCCTGTGGTGCATGGGCATTGGGAAGAGAAAATAGACGAAAACGCAGATTCTTTCTTCCGGCGTAAATTCTCCTGCTCCGCTTGCTGTGAATGGCAGACTTACGGAGAGACGAAGTTCTGCCCGTTCTGTGGTGCAAAGATGGATGAGGTGGACTGATGTACTTCATTTCAATTCCGGCGGGGATGGCGATCGACGCCGTCCTCCAGCCGGGGGAAAAGGTTGCGTGCAGAAATGCGACCATCATCGAGAAGGAGGACGGATCGTTCAGCGGATGGATCGACAACGCTTCGATGATCGCGTTCTTTCAGAGGGAGGGCGAAGATGAATCTGTTTGAGAAAATCGTTTCGATCGCGTGTGTTGCGATGCTGTGCTTCATCTTCTTCCCGCGTGACGATTGGAGGCGATGAGATGAAACCGAATCCGAGGAAGCGGCCGGCGTCGATGGCGGATGTGAAACGGGCCAAGGAGGAAGCGTCAGTCCGGGCTGTGCGGATGATGATATCCGTGTTTATTTATGTTCTCAAGGACAAGTTCGCATGGCGGGACGATCAGCTTGCCAAGGCGTGGCAGCACATGAACAAGACCGTGGAGATGATCGGCGAGGGACGACTCAGCGTGCGCGACATCAACGCGGTGCTTGGCGAGGAATACGGGATAACCGTGGAGGTCGCATGATAGAGGATGTTTATCACGGCGCGGACAGCGAGGAGCGGATTCAGCGATGTCTGAACTGCACGGTGCCGGCGGAGGACTGTCACGGCGATGTCCGGTGTCGGCGCTGGACGGGCTGGCAAAGACGGAAAAGAAGATCAAACGGTACGAGATGATCCGTGCGCTCTATAACCAGGGGCTGACGCAGGTGCAGATCAGCGAGAAGGTCGGACTGACTTACAGCTATGTGAATCACATTTTCAATGGGGGTGGGCGATACTGAGCAAACCGAGATATAACTGGTGGGGTTACGCCAAGTGGGTGATCCGAGATTATCCGGTGAAGTGTGCGCAGCTTTCCATGATGCGGAATCAGAGCTGTACGCCGAACTATAATCCAATGCCGGGCGGATCGGAAGCACAGAGAAGCACGGAGAACATAGCGCTGCGTGGTCTGCCTGGAGTGAAAGGCCGCGAGTTCGACGCTGTGGACAGAGCATTGGACGAAACGCGACGCATGAAAGACGGAGAACTTCGCGTCAAGCTCATCGATCTGGTGTTCTGGAGCAAGACGCACACACTGGACGGTGCCTCGCTTTCGTTGCACGTCAGCGAGATGACCGGCAGACGGTGGCACACGGATTTTATCCGGCTCGTCGGCAAAAATCTTGGGCTTTTGGATGAAAATTGAACTTAAAAAGCCATTCATCTGTGCTATAAGTGTATTATCGAGCAGAGGCGGGAGAGAGTTCCTGCCTCTTTTTATATGCGTTCTTAGGTTTGCGAATGAGAGCGGTTACGGTGCTTATAGGGGTGGGACGCACTGTTTGAGAACGCACACGGAGGGATGAATGAAAACAATTCGCTTTGACCTGCCGGGGGATTTGACCAGCGCAGAGATCCTGCCGCTGGCGGACTTCCACATCGGCGACGCCATGAGCGACTGGAATCACATTCAGAGTCTGCTCAAGCACATCAAGGACACGCCGAACTGCTATGCCATATTAGGCGGCGATCTCATGGACACGGCAATCGCCTCGTCCATCGGCGACACCTATGCGGCAAACTTGCAGCCGATGCGTCAGCTGGAATTCTGCACCAAGCTATTCGAACCGATCAAGGACAAGATCATCTGCGTTCTGAGTGGCAATCACGAAAACAGAGTCTACAAGAACGACGGCCTCGACACAACGATGATGATGTGCAACCAGCTTGGCATCGGAGAACGGTACAGCTCCACGACGGCGCTGCTCTTCCTCAGAGTGGGGAGAGACAGAAGAACGGGATTCAAAGGCCGTCAGGTCTGCTACACAATCTACTGCACCCACGGCTCCGGCGGCGGACGCAAGGAAGGCGGAAAGATCAACCGGCTGGTGGACTTGTCGGGCATCGTGGACGCTGACATCTATGTGACGGCGCACACGCATCTGCCGGCGACGCTAAAGACGGGATATTATCGGACGAGCATGAGCAATTCATCGGTTTCCTTCGTGGAGAAACTGTTCGTCAACACGGCCAGCGCACTGGACTACGGCGGGTACGGAGACGTGCAGGGATACAAGCCAAGCAGCAAGGAGTATCCGAGAATCATACTGGACGGGGCAAAGCACAAGGCAAGCGCGATACTGTGACGCCGGGGTAGCTCAGAGGCAGAGCGCGGGGAAACGCATATCCCGCTTGTCGCCGGTTCAAGTCCGGCTCCCGGCGAAACCGAAGAAACGGAGGGAAATACGGTGCCAAAAGAGGATACACAATTCAAGAAGGGGAACCACCTTGGCACCGGCGGACGGCCGAAGAAACCGGAATGGCTCAAGGGCAAGGGAGAGCAGGCGCTGAAGGTGGTATACGACATCCTGCAAGATCCGCAGACAAAGACGGCGGACAAGCTGGCTGCGGCAAAGATGATCGCAGAGTACGACCTTGGCAAGCCGGTACAGAAGCAGGAGAACACAAACGTCAATCTGAATGCGGAGCCTTCCGTCTCGCTGGAAGAATCGCTTCGCATCATCAAGGAGCTGACGGCGGATGGATAAGGCCGCCATCGCTGCGTGGTACGCCAAGCTGCTGCAAGAGAGCAATCGCAGCTTCATGCCATTGTATGACGATCGGCACAGATACCTGGTGCTGATGGGCGGCGGCGGCAGCGGGAAGTCAATATTCGCAGGACGAAAGATACTGGAGCGGTGCCGGTTAGAGGACGGGCATCGCTTTCTTGTTGTACGCAAGGTGGCAAGGACGCTGCGGCAATCCTGCTGGCAGCAATTAGTGCAGCAGGCGTCTGACTTGGATCTCCGCGCCACGGTGAACGTATCGGACATGACCATGCGGTTTCCAAACGGCAGCGAGATCCTTTTCTCCGGTCTTGACGATGTCGAGAAGCTAAAGTCAATCTACAATATAACCGGGATATGGATCGAGGAAGCGTCGGAGCTGCTGGAGGAGGACTTCAACCAGCTGGATATCCGTCTGCGCGGCGAGACGAAGTATTACAAGCAGATCATCGTTACATTCAACCCGATCTCCATCCTGCATTGGCTCAAGCGCCGGTTTTTTGATACGACAGACGGCAGAGCGACTACGCACCGGTCAACATACAAGGACAACAGATTCCTGGACGACGAGGCGAAAAACACGCTGGAAGCGTTCCGGGAAACCGATCCGTACTACTACCAGGTTTATGCACTTGGCGAGTGGGGCGTCACCGGTAAGACCATCTTCGATGCACAGGCCGTCACGGAGCGGCTGCAAAACATTCCTGCCGGAAAAACGATTTTGTTTAACGGCAGAGAACCGATGGATGACACCACCGGTAACACCACGGTATACAAAGCACCGGAAGCCGGTGTACCTTACGTCATCGGAGCTGATACGGCGGGAGACGGAAGCGACTACAATGTGGCGCAGGTGCTGGATAACCGCACCGGTGAGCAGGTGGCCGTGCTTCGGCAGCAGACGGACGAGCCGAGCTTCTGCGCACAGTTAGAGGCACTGGGGTATTACTACAACACGGCGCTCATCGGTGTCGAGACAAACTTCAGCACTTACGTTCCGCTGGAATTGGAGCGCAGGCGGTATCCGAGGCAGTATGTGCGGGAGGCCATCGACCAGTTTACCCACAAGCCGGTGCAGAAGTTCGGCTTTAATACCAACGCAAACACGCGGGAGACCATCATCAGTAATCTGGTGGACGTCTGCCGCGATATTTCTATTGTAAACGACCGCACCACGCTGGAGGAAATGCTCACATTCGTCCGCAACGAGAAGATGCGGGCAGAGGCGGAGCTGGGTGCGCACGACGACTGCATCATGAGTCTCGCCATCGCGCACTTCATCCGTCCGCAGCAGCGATATACGGTGAAGATCGCGGAGAAAACCAGCAAGTGGACTGAGAGCATGGTAGAGGACTACAACAACGCAGACCCGGAAACGAAGGAATATCTCATCAGAAAGTGGGGACGCAATGAAAACTGATATGCAGAAGCTGGCAATGTGGCAGCACAGGCTGGCGGACAATCGCAGCAAATACGCCGTGGAAGAGGCCAAGATGGACACACGCGAGGCGCTGTATCGCGGTATCGATACCGTGACGCCGATGGTGCCGGGAGACAAGACAACAAAAGCACCGCACGTCCGCAATATCTGCGCGGAGATGATCGAGAGCTTGGTGTCATCCACGATACCAATGCCTAAGGTCACGGCGCGGCGTAAAAAGGACGAGCGTCTGGCCAAGGTCATTGAGGATATGCTACGAAACGAGATCAACCGGATGCCGTTTGAGCAGCTCAACGACATGATGGAGCGCACGGTTCCCATCCAGGGCGGTGCTGCCTTCCTTGTGGAGTGGGACAACAACCAGCGCACACACTACACGGTTGGTGAGCTGACGGTGCAGACCGTGCATCCAAAGCAGATCGTGCCGCAGGACGGCGTTTATACAGGCATTGAGGACATGGACTACATCATCCTCAAGGTGCCGCAGACCAAGGAATACATCAACGCACGATACGGCGTGGACGTCAGCGACCAGAGCGAGGAGTTCCCGGAGGCCAAGGGCATCGTGGAAGGCACTGCCACGGATATGGTGACGCAGAACATCGCATACTATCGCAACGACAAGGGCGGCATCGGCGTCTATTCGTGGGTGAACAACACGCAGATCGAGGACTTGGAGGACTATCAGGCGCGGCACTTGAAGAAGTGCGCCGTGTGCGGTGCGTCGGAGAATGATGCGCTGGAGCCGCTCAGTGAAGCGACGGTGGACGGTACTCCTGCGGGAGTACCGGGAAAGCGCAAGCGCGGTGTGTGTCCGCACTGCGGCAGCAAGCGGTGGGTGGACGGCGCAGAGGATTACGAAGAAGTATATGAGCCGATCCGCCGCACGGACGGCAGCTACATTCCCGGCGCACAGTACGCGATGGAGCCGGACGAGCTGGGCAATATGGTCGCCGTGGAGCAGCCTACCAAGGTGCCGTATTACAAGCCGGACATCTATCCGGTGATCCTCTGCAAGAACGTGTCCGTATTCGGTCAGTTTTTGGGCGACAGCGACATCGACAAGCTGGAAAGCTATCAGAACGCGACCAACCGAATCGAGGCCAAGATCGCGGATAAGCTGCTGAAGGCAGGCTCTTACATCACGCTGCCGCCGGACGCCAGCATCAAGTTTGACGCGCAGGACATGAAGGTCATCCGTCCGCAGAGCGCGGCGGACAAGGCCATGATCGACGTGTACGACTTGCAGGGCGATATCTCGCCGGATCTGGCGTATCTCTCGCAGGTGTATGAGGAGGCCAAGCAGGTCATCGGCGTGACGGATTCCTATCTGGGACGCAGCGACCCCACGGCGACTTCCGGTAAGGCCAAGGAGTTCGCCGCCGCACAGAGCGCAGGACGCATGGAATCAAAGAGAGTCATGAAAGAGGCCGCTTATGCTGCGCTATATGAAGCCATGTTTAAGTTCAAGCTGGCCTATGCCGACGAGCCGAGGCCGGTTGTGGCAAAGGACAACCGTGGGAACAAAGCATACGAAGAATTCAATCGATACGACTTTTTGGAACAGGACGATGCCGGCGAGTGGTGCTGGAACGACCAGTTCCTTTTTTCTTGCGATACCGCAAGCGCGCTGGCGAATAACCGCGAGGCGCTGTGGCAGGAGACGCGGAACAATCTTCAGACCGGTGCCTTCGGCAATCCGGCGGAGATCGACACGCTGATTCTGTTCTGGCAGAAGATGGCGCTGCTCCACTATCCCGGTGCAGAGGATACCAAGGACTTCATGGAGCAGAAGCAGATGCAGCAGATGCAGATGCAGCAGATGATGCAGCGTCAGCAGCAGATGGCACAGCTGCGCACCACCGCCGGCGGAATGGATTCCGGTACGGTGAATTCCGTGCTGGAGCAGGCCAAGCGTGACGCGCAGGCAGACGCAATGGGGATGCAGGGCAATAACGCCCTATCTCAATAAATAACGGTGGAAGGAGGACAAGGCAAATGGAGAAAGCATACGTCGGCAAGATCAAGCAGGGCGGCGTTCAGACCGTCAAGGCTCCTAACGCACAGGCCGCCAACAAGGGCAAGGCCACCGTTAAGACCGGCACCGACCTTCGCACCGGCAAGTAATTGTCGGTATCCCGGCACCCGCTTCGGCGGGGAATTCGCATGGAACGCGTAAAAATCCAAGGAAAGGACACACATGGACGATATCGATTTTAACGAGCTGTTCGGCGTGGAAGCGCAAACACCGGAGGCCGCTGAACCGGAACCCGAAGAGGTCGAACAAGGCGAAGAAGTGCAGGAAGTCGCCGAGCCTGCGGAATCGAGAGACAGAGCAAAGGACGCTGAATTCGCAGCTGCAAGGCGTAAGGCCGAGGCAGAGCGCGATGCCGCCGTCGAGGAAGCCAAACGTGCTGCCAAGGAGGAAGCGGAGAAATACATCGCAGAGGCGTTCAAGCAGAGCGGGATGACCAATCCCTACACAAACGAACCGATCACCAGCAAGGAGGACTACGCCTCATACCGCAAGGCGCTTGACGATGATGCGATCGCCAGAGTCAGGGACGGCGCGGGCATGAGCGAGGAAGAATTCTCCAAGTTTGTCGGTGATCTCCCGGAAGTGCGGGAGGCGAGAGAGGCAAAGGCGGCAGCGGAGAAACAGGCTGCCGAGGCCAAGAAGGCCGAATTCCAGACCCAGGTCGCCAAGGAGATCGACGAGATCCACGCACTTGACCCCAGCATTACGCAGCTCTCCGATCTGGGCAGGATGGAGAACTACGACACTTTCAAGTCTTTTGTGGACAAGGGATATTCCTTTATCGACTCGTTCAAGCTGGCCAACTTCGACAGTCTGCGGCAGACATCCGCAAAGGCGGCGAAGCAGGCGGCAAAGAACGCTGAATCAAAGGAGCATCTGACCCGCACGGAATCCCGCGGTAAAGGCGCGGAGGCTGTGCCGGCAGACATTATGGAGCAGTATCGCTTCTTCAATCCCAAGGCCACGGACGACGAGATTTTAGCCCACTACAACAAATCTTTAAAAAACTGAAAGGAGTCATAAATCATGGCTTTTCTGATCCACAGCGCAGAGACTCTTCCTATCGAGTATCTGCCTTGCTCCGCCATTACCCCCAAGGTGGGTATGGCACTCACCCAGTCCTCCGGTAACCTGGCAATCGCCACCGGTACCACCAAGCCCACTTACATTTCTCTCTACGAGGCTTCCGCTGCCTGCTCTGCCGGCGACATCATCCCCGTCGTGCGCATCACCGACACGATGGTTTTTGAGACCAGCTTCAGCGCAGACGCAAGCTCTGTTGCGATCGGCAGCAAGGTCACGCTGCACGCCTCTTCCGGTTTGCAGGTCACCGCTACCACCAACTCCGGCGTGGCCGAAGTCGTCTACAAGGACGGCACCGCATCCGGCTCTATGTGCCGCGTGAGATTCTAAGAAAGGAGAAATGAGAAATGGCTAACATTACTTTTACCAAGGGTAGTAACCTGAATAACTCTATCTTCGGCAAGTCCGAGGAACCCATCAAGCTCTTCCTGGAGAAGCGCGCAGAGGCTTTTGAGGCCGAGAGCGTTGCAAAGCAGCTGTTCTCCATGCAGACCTCCAACAACTACGGCGAGAAGATGACCTCCATGACTGCTATGGACGGCTTCCAGCCCGTCGGCGAGGGCGGCGCACATCCCATGGACGGTATGCAGGAAGGCTATGCCAAGTTCCTGGAGCATATCACCTGGAAAGATCGCTTCGTCATCACCCGCGAGATGATCGACGACGCCAAGCTCATGGACATGAAGAAGAAGCCCGAAGCCTTCATCGCCGGCTACGGCCGCACCCGTGAGCAGTATGCCGCAGCTCTGCTGGCCTCTGCTGTCTCCGGCAGCAACGGCAAGTTCAAGGGCATGACGCTTGACGCCAAGTGCGCCGACGGTCAGTTCCTGTTCTCCACCGCACACCCCAGCAAGGTCAAGGGCAGCAACCAGTCCAACAAGATCAACGACGCTTTCACCGCTGCCAAGCTGGGTCAGCTGGAGACCGCTATGCAGAACTTCAAGGGCGACAACGGCGAGCTGCTTGACATTGCTCCGGATACCATCATCATCCCTAACGATTACGCTCTGAAGAACGACGTGTTCGCTGCCATCGGCGCTGACAAAGATCCCGCCACTGCAAACAACGGCTTCAACTACCACTACGGTCGTTGGAACGTCATCGTGTGGCCGTATCTGAACAGCCTTGTGAGCGATTCCTGCAAGCCTTGGATTCTCTTCGACTCTAAGTACAACGAGACTTACGGCGGCGCCGTGTGGTTCGACCGCAAGCCTCTGGAAGTCTCCAACCACATCGACTACGATACCGACAACGCCGTTTGGGACGGCTATGCACGTTTCGTGGCCGGCTTCAATGATTGGCGCAGCTTTGCTGTCGGCGGTTGCTCCATCGGTTAAGGAGGTGGCCTGAATGGACGGCTACACTCGTTTCACCAAGGTGAAGGTCGATGAGATCAACATCGTCGACAGCACCATCGCAGCAACTGCAAAGGCAGACGCGGCAGCAGCCGCAGGCACCGCTCCCACCAAGGCCGAGTACGACGCTGTCGTTGAGCTTGTCAACGATCTGAAGGCAAAGTACAACGCGCTGGTCGCGGCGCTCACCTGATTCTTTGGGCGGCGGCATTACGCCGTCGCCCTTTTTTCATAGGAGGGGCAAACATGACAATTCAGAATGTCATTGACATGGCAAACAAGGTCAATCCCAATGCCTGGGACAACGACATCAAAACCGAATGGATCAACGAGTGCGAGGGCATGATCCAGAGCGAGGTGCTGCTCCTCGCGGCAGACGACATCATGAAGTATCGCTATCTTGCGCAGTGGAAGGGTACAGGCATCACGTTCCCCACAGCGGAGAAGATGGAGCTTCCGTCCTCGCACAGCTTCAAGGCAGGAGACGCCGTTACGGTTTCCGGCCTTACCACATATTCGCAGAACAACAAATCAAGCAAGATCACAATCAAGAAGATCGAGGGCAACGTCCTCATCTTCGATGAAGATACATTCGATCAGACAGGCTCCAGCGGAGACGCCGGAAACGCCACGGTCACGTTTGACGGCAAGGATACCGTGCTGATCGCAGAGCCTCCGCACGACGATGTGTACTGGCCGTATTTGAGCGCGATGATCTCCTTTGCCAACGGTGAGTTCACGCGGTATCAGAACGAGATGGCGCTGTTCAACAGCCGGTTTACGGAGTTTTCAAGATGGTTTGCGCGGGTATACGACCCCGCCGGGAGGGTGTAAATGTCGAAATACGATGAATATATGGACAAGCTGCATCCGTTCGATCCGCCCATCGGGAACCCGGACGGAAACAGCGGACTCCCTTGGGAGGGCTATTACTATTCCAGCTACGGAATTGCAAAGAAGCGCGGCTACGGCGGTACGGAAGAGGAATGGCTGGAGCATCTGAAGGGTGTGCAGGGCGCGACCGGCGCTGCCATCGTATCGCAGGAGAAAACCGGCGAGACGGAGGACGGCAGCTACATATACACGCAGACCTTCGATGACGGGACGACGCAGACGTTCATCGCGCCGAAGGGTGTGCAGGGTGCGACCGGCCCGCAGGGTGAGACAGGTCCCCAGGGGCCGCAGGGTATTCAGGGTGAGAAAGGCGAGACTGGCGCACAGGGTCCGCAGGGTATACAGGGACCCCGGGGTGAGCAGGGGGCGACCGGTGAGCAGGGGGAGCAAGGCGAACAGGGTCCACAGGGTGAAACCGGACCGCAAGGCGCAACAGGCCCACAGGGCGAACCAGGCAACGATGGGTACTCTCCGAGCGTGACTACGGCGACGATCCCCGGCGGGCATCGAGTCACGATTACCGACGCGGAAGGCGATCATACCTTCGACGTTCTTGACGGAAGCGGCAGCGGCGACATGACTTCTGCGTCCTACGACCCGCAGGGTAGTGTCGCTTTGGCCGGTGGTATTCCCGCGTATGTGGAAGAGAACGGCGGGAAAATCGACACAATTCAGAAGAACGGAACGGCGCTTCCCATCGTGGGAAAGACCGTGAACATTACTGTCCCGACCTCGGCCTCCGACGTCGGAGCGGACCCGTCGGGTGCCGCCGCGGCAGTGCAGACAAATCTTGACGCTGTTACGGCTAAGATTTCTTCTGCCGCAAGCTCAAGCAACAAGCTCGTCTCCGCAAGTGAGATGGGCGATGCTATCGAGGCCGTGGAAGCCAAGCAGCTTTACGCGACCAACGCGCAGGGCAGCTTCGCAACAAAGGCAGCTCTGACCGGAGCGAGTAATTTTTATAATGCCGATGGCACGGTTGCTACTCCGACCAAGAATGACGTTGCGTATGTCCTCGCCGATGAAAGCCATGACGGAAAGAGCGCGAAGTATGTTATCGCCTCTGTTGACCCCATCGTGTGGGGCTTTGTTATTACCTTCAGCGATACGACGTTCAGTCAGTCGCAGATGGACGCCATCAACAGTGGCATTACGAGCAGCAAACGAGCCGGTTACGACAGTCACGTAGCTGATGCCGGCATTCACGTTACATCGGAGCAGAAAACTGCCTGGAGCGGAAAACAGGACGCTATCAGCGATCTTGAACCGATTAGAAGCGGAGCGGCGGCCGGTGCTATCGCTATTCCTTCCAGCGAGAAGGGGCAGGCAAACGGCGTTGCCACGCTGGGCAGCGACGGCAAGCTCCCGACGAACCAGCTCCCGCACAAAACGGCAACGGCGACACTGACCGTCGCCGGATGGAGCAACAACACGCAGTCCGTCACCGTCAGCGGTGTGACATCCAGCAACAACGTGATCGTGACACCGGCTCCGGCATCGCAGGTGGATTACGGCAAGTCCCTCGTCCGCTGCACGGCACAGGCGACCAACTCGCTGACCTTTGCCTGCGAGAAGACGCCGACGGCGGCGCTGACCGTGAACGTGCTGATTCTGAACTGAGGAGGGGCGACCGATGATTTTTAACCAAGTAGGCGGCGGAGGCGGCGGCGATCCGTGGGACGGCAGCTACGTCTTCCTCGCAAAAGTAAGCGTCATGGCGGAAGAAGGCGGCAGCGCCAGCGGCGGCGGTTCCTTTGAACAGGGCGATAGCTGCACCGTTGTGGCGACGCCGGATTCCACGCACACCTTCTCCGCATGGAAGGACGACAACGATCAGACGGTCTCGACCAACGCGACCTATACATTCACGGTGAGCTGCGACGTGACGCTTCATGCCGTGTTCGCCATGAAGAAGATCACCGTCACTCTGAGCGGCAGCGGCAACAGCTCCTACTGCTATGCCACGATCAACGGCACCAAGAGAACCGACGCAGGATCGTATCAGGTGGAGCTTGGCAGCACTATCACCTTCGGCGTGTACGGACGCAGCAGCTCTTATCCCGGCTGGGTCAAGGTGAACAACGTCAGCATCCTGAACGTCACGAACCAGTCCACGCAGACGGTGACTTGGGATGTGCCGATGGACGCAAACGCTGTGACGATCTCGTTCTCGTACACAAGCACCAGCTCGCAGCGCAGAGGCCAGATCACCGTAACGAAGACATAAGGAGGACGACACATGAGCTGCAAGATCAAATACAACGGCGCGGAAGTCGTCACCTTGGAGGATGGTCAGACGGTCAAGCTGGAATGCGAAGACAAGACGATGGAGTACGACCTGCTGATCGAGAATATTCCGACGGCAAAGCTGTTCGTCACCGCACCGACTGGCAGCACCGTCACCTGCGTCAAGGGCGGCACGACGCTGACCGCCGTAGAACAGAGCAGCGTATGGCTGTTCAGCATCACCGATTTCGGCGTGTGGACGGTCAACGCCACAAAGTCCGGGCAGAGCACGAGCCAGCAGGTCGAAATCACCGGCGCGGGCGAATACCACGTTGAGCTGGCGTATGTGAAGATTTACGGTGCCGAGTGGGACGGAAGCGCTTCGACCGCTTGGAGCCGGACGGATGATGCTGCGGGGTTTGCCGATCCGAATCCGGCTGTGAATAACGGCACTGGCAGTTCTCCGTTCGATAATCTCTATCCGTGGTCGGGAATGGTGAAAGAGGAACGCACCGGCGGTACGATGGTGAAAATACCGAAGTTCTGGTTTAAGTGGACAGAGAGCGGGACACATTTGAAATTGCAGATCGCAGACGGCCCCGTGGACGGCTTCACGGTGTCCCCTGCGCACCAGGACAGAGGCGACGGTGCCGGCGAGCGCGATTACGTTTACGTCGGCAGATATCACTGCCATACGAGCAACTGGAAATCGCAGAGCGGCGGCGCGCCGAAAGCGGGCATCACGAGAAGCAGCGCACGCAGCTCCATCCACAACCTGGGAGCGAACATCTGGCAGTATGACTTCGCTATGTGGCAGACGATCTTTATGCTCTACCTGGTAGAGTTTGCAGACTGGAACAGCCAGGCGAAGATCGGCTACGGCTGCGGCAACAACAGCGCCACGGAGAATATGGGCGCGACGGACAATATGCAGTACCACACCGGCACGGCAAAGTCCAGCCGCACCACCTACGGCGTTGGCGTGCAGTACCGCTGGATCGAAGATCTCTGGGGCAATGTTTACGACTGGCTGGACGGCTGCTACTACAACGGCAGCGGCCTGAACCTCATTAAGAAGCCGGCAAACTTCTCCGACAGCTCCGGCGGCACCAGCATCGGAACACCGAGCGACGGCTACCCCAAGGTTATGAGCGTGGCAACCGCGAGCGGCTTTGAGTACGCCATTTACCCGACAACGGCGGGCGGCAGCGACAGCACCTATGTGCCTGATGGCTGGTACTTCAATTCGTCCAACCCGTGCCTGCGCGTGGGCGGGAGCTATGGCCAGGTCCGGGGTTACGGCCTGTTCCGCGTGGACTACTACAGCACGGCGGGCACCGACGCGAACATCGGCTGTCGCCTCCAAGAATTACCCTGATAGGGGAGCGTGAGGGGGCGAGCAGCCCCCTCGCATAAAACATTCAATATCTTTTATTCAATCGGGATTACCTGTGCAAGCAGCCGCGTGTTAATGTACCGGAACTGTGCCTGATGGCTGGTACTTCAATTCGTCCAACCCGTGCCTGCACGTGGGCGGGAACTATAACCAGAACCAGAATTACGGCCTGTTCCACGTGAACTACAACAGCACGTCGAACACCAACGACAACATCGGCTGTCGCACCCTTGTATTGCTTGGCAAGAACCTCCACTATGGCACAGGTAATCGCGCACCACTTGGTGGCAATTTGCTGATAGGGCGCGGTTTAGTACCCTCTTTTATGAGCGTGGGAAAGATCGCGA